TTATTATATCGTAAACTAATTGATGAAGAATATCAAGAATTTTGTGAAGCAAGAATTAATGAAGATGATGTTGAAACATTAGATGCTTGCTTTGATATGATTTGGGTGATTGTTGGTTATATGCTATCAAAAGGATATGATGTTGAAGGTGCATGGGATGAAGGTGCAAGAAGTAATCTTGCCAAGATTGATACTGTAACAGGCAAAGTTATCAAACGTGATGACGGCAAAATTCTCAAGCCTGAAGGTTGGAAGAAACCAGATTTCAGCAAGTTTACCTGTAAAAATGTTGCCATCGATAACAAACTCTGATATAATACCATTTAATTTAACTATGAAAGAGAATATGAATATTCGTGAACTCGCTAAAAAGTTGGCAGTTGAGTATAAACTTCCTAGAGCAGATAGGTATGACCTCTATCTGCGGGAGATTGATAATAAGGTGGAGGTTCTTGGTTGGGTTCAAGACCCATCACAAAACATGAACGACTTCCGTGGTCGTGAAATGCTTTTCCCAAAGCGCTGGGTCACCATTGGCGTTTTGCCAGCGGAGACAAGGGTCAATGTATAAAGTAGCCTACTATCGAACAGGTGGTTCGGCCGTAGATTCTAAAGAGTTTGAAACTTTAGCTGAAGCGGTCGATTTTTCAAATAAACTTCCGATTGAATCGGTTTTAGAGATTAAACATTATGACAGTAAAATTAATAACATTCAAAACGAACCATACGATTCTCGGTGAAGTCAAAGACTTACCAGAGAATGATTACGTTGAAGTAAAAGATTGTGTTCAGGTTATTTCAGTACCACCTACACCACAAAATCCTCAAGGCGGAATCACTTTTGTTCCTTTCGTTGAGTTTGCCGTAGAATTCAAAACTGGATTTAAAATTAAACGGCAAGATATTCTAATGATTAATGAACCCATTCTTGAAGTAGAAAATCAGTACAGCAAGATTTTTGGTTCTGGCATTCAAATTGCCTCTAATAACTTTAAACTGTGATATAATGTGTGAATGAATAAATTTTACACATCGGTTGCCAGCGTAGGCAACAACATACTTTATCGTGGCGTAGAGAATGGCAGGCGAGTCAAGGTGAAAATTCCTTACTCGCCTACTTTGTTTTTGCCATCCAAAAAAGAATCACCATGGAAAACATTGAAGGGTGAAACACTCGAGCCAATGAAGTTTGATGGCATTCGTGATGCGAGAGAGTTCATCAAACTATATGAAGGCGTTGAGAATTTCAAAATCTATGGCATGAATAGATTTGAATATGCTTTCATCACCGAACAACATCGTGGCATGGTAGAATGGGATATCGAAAACATATCTATTGGTGCAGTTGATATTGAAGTCGGTTCAGAGAATGGTTTTCCTGACCCATATCTTGCTCTTGAGCCTATCACCGCTATCTGTGTGAAATATTTTGATGGCACTTGTGTTGTATTTGGTTGTGGAGACTACAACGTACAAGGCACCGAAAGATACGTCAAATGCAAAGATGAATATTCACTATGCAAGAATTTCATAAACTATTGGCAAGAAAATTGTCCTGATATTATTACTGGCTGGAATATCAAGTTCTTTGATATGCCTTACCTTGTTAATCGTTTGCGTAAAATTCTTGATGAAGATGAGGCGAAGAAGTTATCACCTTGGAATATTATTAGTGAACGCAAGGCCAATGTTAATGGTCGTGAGATGGTTGCTTATGATTTTCTTGGTGTATCTGCACTAGATTACATTGAGTTATACAAATGGTATGCGCCAGGTGGTAAATCACAAGAATCGTATCGTCTTGACAATATTGCACAAGTAGAACTTGGTGAAGGTAAGATTGCATATGATGAGTATGATAATCTTCATGCTCTGTATAGACTGAACTATCAAAAGTTTATTGAGTATAACATCAAAGACGTTGACTTGATTATGAAACTTGATGATAAGTTAAAACTAATTGAGTTGGCAATTACTCTTGCATATGATACAAAATCAAACTATGATGATGTGTTCGCACAAACTCGTATGTGGGACTCTATGACATACTCATATCTTTTAGATAAAAAGATTGTTGTGCCACCAAGAGTTGTTAAAGATAAAACATCCGCATTTGAAGGTGCATATGTTAAAGACCCACAGGTTGGCCTACACAATTGGGTTGCATCGTTTGACTTGAACAGTTTGTATCCTCATTTGATGATGCAATATAACATTTCACCAGAAACATTAATTGAACCATCTGATTATACAGATGAGATGCGTGATGTGATTATGAATGGTGTTTCTGTTGAAAAGATGCTGAACAAAGAAGTTGATACTTCAAAATTAAGAAATGTTACACTCACACCAAATGGTCAATTCTTTCGTACTGACAAACAAGGTTTCTTACCTACAATGTTAGAAGAAATGTATGAAGATAGAAAGAAGTTTAAGAAGTTAATGCTGAAAGCAAAGCAAGACTACGAAAACGAAAAAGACAAAACTAAATTATATGAAATAGAAAAGAAGATTGCTCGATATAATAATCTACAACTAGCAAAGAAAGTTTCATTAAATTCAGCTTATGGTGCTCTTGGTTCACAATACTTCCGCTTCTATGATTTGCGACAAGCATTGGCTGTAACTCTGGCTGGCCAGTTATCAATTCGTTGGATTGAAAACAAGCTAAATGAGTATATGAATAAACTTTTAAAGACTACTGGAATAGATTATGTTATCGCCTCGGACACAGATTCGATTTATCTCCGCTTTGGTCCACTTGTTGACAAAGTGTATGGTACGGGACAGAAAGCTTCTACCTCTACAGGAATTGACAAACAACAAGTTATTACCTTCATGGACCGTGTATGTGAAGATAAAATCCAACCGTTTATTGATGCGAGTTATAAAGAACTTGCTGAATATGTTCACGCATACAAACAAAAGATGGAAATGAAACGTGAAGGTCTTTCTGATAAAGGTATTTGGACTGCCAAGAAACGATATATTCTAAACATCTACAACAATGAAGGTGTACAATATAACGAACCTCAAATCAAAGTGATGGGTCTTGAGATGGTTAAGTCATCGACACCTGCAGCTGTTCGTGAGAAGATGCGCCAATCAATTGGTATTATGTTGAATGGTACCGAAGAAGATATACATAAGTTTATCGATGACTTCAAAACAGAGTTTAAGAATTTACCTGTTGAAGATATTTCTTTCCCAAGAGGTTTGAACGGACTGAAAACATATTCCGATAGTGTTATGATGTATAAGAAAGGCACACCTATTCATGTTAAGGGTGCAATCATATACAATCATTATCTTAAACAAAAAGGTTTAGATAAAAAATATCCGTTCATTCAAGAAGGTGAGAAGTTAAAATTTACCTATCTTAAGCAACCAAATCCTTTTAAAGATTCAGTATTATCTTTTCCTCAAAGATTACCAAAAGAGTTTGATATGCAGATGTATATTGATTACGATACACAATTTGATAAATCTTTTGTTGAACCAATTAAAGTGATTCTTGATTGTATGGGCTGGTCGACTGAGAAAAAGAATTCATTGGAGAGTTTCTTTGGATAAATTATGAGTTATGTTTATTTCATATTAGATGAAAAATCTAAAGCAATAAAAATTGGTAAAGCAAATAATGTAGAACAACGACTTTCTGATTTACAAACTGGAAATCCTAATATTCTAAATGTAATTTATCAAATTGAATGTAGGTCTGAGGAACATAGTTTCTTTACAGAGAAAAAATATCATAAACAACTGAGAGAATTTCACATAAATGGTGAATGGTTTGATTATGATGAACCAACATTTGAAAAAATCTTTAGTGATGATATAAATTATAAACCAAAAGAGAAAAGAAATCCACTAAAAATAACTACATTATGTGGTGAAAATGTTAAAGAGATGTTTGGTATTAAAAACAGTCCTTCTTGTTATTTTTATCCAAATCTAATTGCACAAATAATGCATAATTATGAAGAATCATCTAAATTAAAAATACCATTTAGAACTATGGAATATCCAACACATGGAAAAACAATGTTATTACCTTACTCCAATAAAAAAGATATGGTTTTTATTTCAACTAAAAAACATAAAGAAAATATGGAACTGAATAGATTTAAAAGTATTGAAATTAATTCATTGGAGAGTTTCTTTGGATAATATTCGTGTCATTAAAACAGGCATTAATGTTTCAAAGATAATTAATCAACTGAAACAATATCCTGAAGATTGGGAAAATCAAAAGGATTTAGAAGGTGCTCAATCTTTGATTGACCGTGGCTTTGATGATTTGCCTGCTGGTGTATTGCAGTTAGTTATTGGTGGCGTAACAGATGTAAAAGATTTTGTTGGTGATAGTGAGATTTGTATTCCAACTACTGCATACTACAGGCATACCGAGATGATTAGTTTTCTCAAAAGACATTTCAAACATTTCAAACGATGTGGGTTTTTATCATTAGAAGTTGGTGGTACAGTTGGCCGACACATAGATGAAGGCACTTATTACCTTACGAAAGATAGATATCATTTATCAATTCAAGGTCGATATAAGTATATGGTTGGAAATGAAGAAGTGATTGTTGAACCAGGTACATTGTTGTGGTTCAATAATAAATTATTACACGGTGCGGAGAATGTTGGTGATTGCACAAGAATCACCTTTGTCTTTGATGTGCCACATTCAAAATCAAACCCATAATGATACAAGTCCTGTTACCTTTTATTAGCGCAATTGCTTTATCAGCAGTTGCTGCTTACTATTCGGTTATCGGACTTGCACAGATATTTCCAGGTTCATACTGGCCAATTATTGTGATGGGTACAGTATTAGAGTTATCTAAATTGGTAACAATTTCTTGGCTATATAACAATTGGTCTGTTACAATGCAAGCAATGCGTTACTATCTTTTGATTGCCATAATTTTATTGATGGCAATCACATCGATGGGTATTTTTGGTTACTTATCTAAAGCACATTTAGATACAAATGTAAATATTGGTGCAAATAGTGTTCAGTTAAAAACATTAGAAACACAAGAGAAGATTGCAAAAGAACGATTGAGTTATTTACTTCAAAGAGCCGGCGACCCAGCAACAGCATCACGAAAGATTGATGTTCAAATACAAGAAGTGCAAGCTGAGATGAAAAGGTTGTCGAATGAAAAGTTACCTCTACTGAAAGAAGAAAACACTCTGTTGGCAGAAGTAGGTCCGATTCAATACATTGCCGAATTATTCTATACAAAAGATGATGCCGGTTTTATAGATAAAGCTGTAAGACTGGTTATTCTTATTATCATTGTGGTATTTGACCCACTTGCCGTTTTGTTATTGATTGCTTCTAATCAAACATACCTAAGATTAAAAGAAGAAGAATTAGAATCCATAGAATCATCCAAACCTAAGGTAAAGAAGAAGAAAGAGGTTGCCAAATCGACAGCACTTAGTGTAGAATTGTTCATGGAAGATACAGAAGTCATAAAGAAATCGGACATAGTAGAGATTAAACCTCGGAAGAATTCTCTTGAGGGTGGAACATTTTAAAAGGAAATATTATGAGTTTATTGGATAAGTTGAAAAAGAATTCAACAATTAAAGATAGTGCAATTCTATCTAAATCAAAATTCTTTACTGAAAAGGATATGGTACCAACAGATGTGCCAATGATTAATGTGGCACTAAGTGGTAAACTAGATGGTGGTATTATTCCAGGTCTTACGATGTGGGCCGGACCATCGAAACACTTTAAGACTGCCTTCAGTTTATTGATGGCAAAAGCATACATGGACAAATACCCTGAAGCGGTGTTATTGTTCTATGATTCAGAGTTTGGAACACCTGTCAAATATTTTGAAACATTTCAGATTGA